GCAAGCAGCCCCCAGCGGGTGACGATTGACCTCGAGCCACCGGCAGGCACAGCCCGCACCCTTGCCGGCTCGCAGAACGTCGAGACCATCACGACCAGCCCCAGAACGATCCTCAAGTTCAATAGCACGAGAGACAGCGCTGGACGCATCGACACATACCCGCCCGGTATGGCGCCCATGGATGGCGTGGAAGCGCTCAGGGCCTACGGTGAGCGCCTCGCTGTCTATGCTGGACTCAACCCCGGCGACCTCATCGCCAGCGGCTCACCACAGAGCGGCATCAGCATCGTGGTGAGCCGAGACGGACAGCGACGGGCACAACAGAAAGCCGAGCCGGTCAACCGTGACGGTGATGCTCAGCTGCTCGCCACAGCAGCCCGCCTCGCCAATGCCTACGGAGGCGCCAGCCTGCCGACCGATGAGCGGGCCTATAGCATCCAGTATGCCCAGCTTGGTCTCAGTCAGCAGGAGCGCAAGATTCAGATCGAGAACCTCCAGAACGAGACCGCGCTGGGACTGGTGAGCCGTGTCACGATGGCCCGCCGACTCAACCCCGGCCTCGACAGCGACGAGGAGGCGATCACCTTCCTCGTTGACCAGCAGCTACAAGAGCAGCGACTGGCCGAGGCGCTCGCAGAGACCACCGAGCCAGAGGAGGACATTCCGGGCGCAGTGGCCGAGATCGGCGCCGCTCGTGAGATGCTGCGCGGTGGTGCTGTGGATGTGGCCGCGCTCGACGAGGCACTGCTCGCCATCCTTGCCGAGCTCGGCGGCGAAGATGACCAGCCCGCCATCGAAGACCGCGAGGAGTAGATGCCGAGCTACAAGCCACCCGCAGCAGTCGCCAGCGCAGCACGTAGGGCGCTCGACATCCGCGCCAAGCAGCCACCCTCGAGGAGAGCAGGCACACCGGTCGGCATCCGTCGGGCCGCCCAGCTCGCAGCACGTCAGCAGGTGAGCATCGACACCATCAAGAGCATGGTCAAATTCTTTGCTCGTCATGCCAAATTACCCGGCAGCGCCAAAGCACGACGCGACCAAACCAGCAAAGCGGCGCAAGCCTGGGGGATGTGGGGCGGAAACGCTGGCCGCTCCTGGGCTCGCCGCATCCTCAAACAGCAGGAGCCCCAACCATGAGCGACGAGACCACCCACACCCCAGCACCGGCGCCGGCATCACCCGCGCCTGACACGTCAGACCTTCGTGCACAGCTCCGCGCTGTGTCTGCCGAGCGCTCGCGCCTGGCGGGAGAGCTGAAGACGGCACAGGAGCAGGCGGCGAAGTTCCAGGCCGACCTCAAGAGCAGCACCACTCGACACAGCCAAGACATGCACCTCGTGAGCGCTGGCATCACCAGCAAGCGAGGCCGGCGCGCCATCCGTCGCGAGTATGCCGATGCACTTAGCGAGGTGTCAGAGGGCAGCGAGGCGCCAGCGTTTGGCACCTTCGTCGATGACCTCAAGGACGACCCGTTGTATGGCCGCTGGTTCTCCACAGCTGCGGATAAGCCTGCGGACAAGCCAGCCGAGGCCGCACCGGTCAAGGCCAAGCGCAAGCCGGCCAGCAACCCCAATGCGGGCACGGTCACGCCGAAGCCGCCAGACGGCATTGTCGATGCAAAGAGCTACACCAGCAGCCGGAAGCAGCTTGGTCGGCGCGGTGCTTTGAGCGCCAACATGGAAGCCCTTGTCAAGCAGGGCAACGTGCACCCCGACGTGCTTGCCCGCTTGAAATCTAAAGGCCTGATCTCCTGATGCTGCTATAGTGGCTGTATCTCGGTTGACTGTCCGGTATCAGTCGCCCTCGCATGTCCAGCGGTACGGACGACAGAACCCCAACCAACCGAGATACAATTATGGCTTCAGTCTCCCAGTCGGGACTCACCACCAACGGCGGCTTGGTCGCTGCCGTCCTCTCTGACCTTATCCTTGAGCAGCTTTACGATCCGACGGATCTGTCTGCCCTGATGACCTTCGTGCCGTTCGGCTCCGATGGCTCGGGCGCCATGGATGTCACTCAGGACGCTGTGCCGGGTGCCTTCGCTGCTCGCACCAGTGAGACCGTCGGCGGCATCTCTGACAGCGCCTATGCAACCGAGAAGTTTACCTTGACCCCGGTGGGCTACTCGCGCAAGTACTCCATGACGGATCTGGTCCCTGTCTCTGGCGGTCCCATCCAGATCGACCGAGTCGCCGCCAACCTCACTGCAGGCGTCGCGCTCACCCTCACCGATCTGCTCTGCGCGCTGTTCCCTGCCGTGGCCAGCACTGCAACCCCGGGCTCTGGCGTTGCTCTCGATGTGAGCACAATGTACGACGCCCAATTTGCCCTCAATTCTGCATCGGTCAGCGGCCCTTTTGCGGCGGTCCTGTCCCCCAAGCAGATCAACAACTTCCAGGCCAGCCTCCGCGCTGAAGCCGGTGCGGTCCAGTTCGTGCCTGCTACCGCTGACCTGCTCGCTCTGCGCGGGCCGGGATTCAAGGGCACCTGGAACGGTGTTCAGCTGTTCCAGTCCGATTCTGTCACGGCCTCGGGCGGAAACGCTCTCGGCTGCATGTTTGGCGCCGGTGCCTTCGCGTACACCCTCGCCAACGCCCAGCTCGCCGCAGGCATGATCCCTCCCGGTCTGCTCTACATGGCCAACGCCGCCATGACCATCGAGATGAGCCGCGACCAGTCCAACTTCGTCACCTCGCTCATCGCTTCGATCTTCCCGAGCGTTGTCGAGGCTGAAGACCTGCGCGCCTGCCAGATCATCAGCGACGAGTAAGACCCCTCACAACAACCACCCCAGAGGTTGCCATCATGAAGAAGTCACACACCCTCTCGGCCGCATCGCTTCGCCGCGCTCCGGTTGCGAGTCGAGACCCCGAGATCTTGCCGCTGCGGCCACAGTCAAAGCCCGCCTGCCAGTTCATCTTCGTGCACTACGAAAGCGCATGGGAGTTTGATGCTGAGTACGGCTGGATTCCTCGACTGTCCAAGCTGCTCGGCAAGCCTGGCGTCAACGGTGTAGGCAAGGATGGCAACCTCCAGCCGGCGATCAATGGAGCCACCGCGAAGGGCGGCACCATCATCCGCGATGATGATCGCCGACTACTCAGGGATGGCGAGGATGTCGATAGCGCCCTGTTCTACGGATATGGCCGCTACTACCAGACCGTCAACGGCAACGGCACCAGAGGCCCACACTGGTACGTCGAGCCGGGTCAGGTGCCGACCGTCACCCCGAGCAACCGCATTCGATGGAACAAGCGAGAAGGGGCGCGGGTCTTCGCCGCCTTCCGTGCCCATCTCAGGGACGTCGGCATGGTGCAGTCCATGCACCCGCTGACCCTGATGGAGTACATCGACGCTCAGAACGCCAAGATAGAGCGCCTTCGCGCTACCGTCGCTCTCAACCCTCACCTCGCGACCAAGCTCGACGAGGCGGTAGCGATGCTCGATGCCATGCAGGCCGAGCCCGAGCCGGAGCCGGAGCCAGCGCGCAAGGTCACCCGCAAGCGGAGCCGGGCCGATGGGTGAGAATCCAAACCGACGCGCCAGCATCGACCGCATGACGCGCCAGATCATCGAATCGAACAAGGGCAAGGTCAGCACGACCGAGGCTCGCAAGATCGCCAAGGATGCGGCCATCCGCGCCGACCGGCGAGACAAGAAACGCTAATCATTCTCCGGGTTTACGCTGTAGACCTGGGGCGCTTAACCGCTGATATCAGGAGCACATCATGGCCAATAAATCCGTCCGCATGCCCGGCCTCGTCGAAGTCGCAGACCCCGGCAACGCTGGCGCTATCCCGCTGCCCTTCCACCATCACGCCGTCTGTGCCCTGACCTCAGCAGGTGCCGAGACCCGCACGCTTGGCACTGCGGTTTTTGCAGGCCAGCTCGTGAGTCTTCAGTTCAGCGTGGACGGTGGAAACCTTACGCTGACGGCAGCAGCGACGGTCAACCAGACCGGGGACAACACGCTGGCTTTTGCAGATGCAGGCGACGAGATCACCTTGCGCGCTTCGGTCAAGGCTGGCGCTCTGGTCTGGCGCGTGGTCAGCAATGACGGCGTAGCGCTCTCGACCGTCTGATGGCTGACGGCACACCATACAGCGCACGATGGACCGGGCCTGTTCTCATCCCACAAGGGCAGGACACCACCATCACCGTCGCCGTGGAGCACAGCGGCAGCGCGCCGACCGTGTCGGCTGTCACCTTCTCGCTCTGGGACTCGGGCGGGACGGTGCTGCTCGATGCGGTCTCGGCCTCTGAGAGCGGCGGGACACTGAGCTACACGGTGACCGCTGCGACCACGAGCGGCAAGACCTTAGGCCAGGGCTTCCTGCTCAAGTTCACGGCGACCATCGGCGGCGAC